AGAAGACTTCGAAGACCAGCCATCTGGATCTATCGAAATCCCAGAAGTGAATGTAGAACTTAAGTCTGAAGCAGTTGTTGCTAAGACTAGAAAGTTAAAAGCACAATGGACTCCTGAATTCGCTCAAGATCTTAACGCTTACCATAGCGTAGATGCAGAAGCTGAATTAACATCTTTATTATCTGAATATATCTCTATGGAGATTGATTTAGAGATCTTAGATATGTTAATCAAAGGCGCTGTAACTACTGAAAGATGGTCAGCTGTTAACAACAAAGAGTGGAACGGAAGTGCATGGAACGTTAACTCTGCAGGTTTCTACAACACACAAGGACAGTGGTTCCAAACTTTAGGTACTAAAATACAAAAAGTATCTAACAAAATCCATCAGAAAACCTTAAGAGGTGGAGCTAACTTCTTAGTATGTTCTCCATCTGTAGCTACTATCTTAGAATCTATTCCAGGATATGCTGCTGCAACTGACGGTGATCAAATGGACTTTGCAATGGGAGTACAAAAAGTTGGATCTTTAAATTCAAGATTCAAAGTATACAAGAATCCTTATATGACTGAAAATTCAATCTTATTAGGATTTAGAGGCGGACAGTTCTTAGAAACTGGTGCTGTATATTCTCCTTATGTACCATTGATGATGACTCCGCTAATCTATGATCCTCAAACTTTCACACCAAGAAAAGGATTGATGACTAGATATGCGAAGAAAATGATCAGACCTGAATTCTACGGAAGAATCTTCGTTGACGGTTTAGCTACTGTGTAATTAGATTCTGATTAGAATATAGAAATTGGGGATCCATTAGGGTCCCCTTTTTTTTTCCTATTTATTAACATGGAATTCCTTCTTTTTTAAAGTCAGACAGTTATACTTTGTCTAACTAAAACCCAATCATTATGGATTTATTAAACAAAGTTGGCACTTGGGTCAACAAATTAACAGAAGTAGGAATCGGCTTGATTGCTTTTGGCATCGTAGTTGAAATTCTATTCAAAGGAATGGAAATACCATTCTGGCCAAACGTCTCGATTGTCGAGAACATTATGGGAATACTTGGCGCCCTAAGTGCGGAGGGTCTACTTGGATTAGTAGGCGCTTTTGTTCTGTATCACATCCTTAAGAAAAGAGGATAAAATAAGTCAGAGAGGCCTTCGGGCCTCTTTTTTTATATACTATTTATTAGTATAACTTCAAAATACTTCTACATGGCAAGTAATCATCACACCGATGAGGTCTTTACAAGAAAAAGAAGGCCTAAAAGACCAATTAAGTTTCAAGTACAATTAAATGATGAACAAAAGTTTGCAAAATCCTTAATATTAGAAAATCCTATCACAGTTTTAAAAGGAATGGCTGGTAGTGGAAAAACATTAGTAGCTACTCAATGTGGTTTAGATCTTTTATTTACCGGTCAGGTTGAAAAGATTATAATTACGAGACCTACCGTATCTAAAGAAGATATAGGTTTTCTACCAGGAGATATTAGAGAGAAGATGGATCCTTGGTTAGCCCCTATCTATCATAACTTATACATGTTATATAATAAAGACAAAGTAGATAAGGAAGTAGAAAAAGGTAATATAGAAATAGTTCCTTTTGCTTTTATGAGAGGTAGAACTTTTGTAGATAGTTTTGTTATAGTTGATGAAGCTCAGAATGTAACTCATACTCAAATGGAAACCATTATAGGTAGATTAGGTAAAGGATCTAAATTAGCTATATGTGGTGATATGGCTCAAATAGATTTAAAAGATAAAAGAGAAACTGGATTTTCATTTTTATCTAGATTAGAAGAAAATGTACCTGGAGTAAAGATTCAGACTTTAATTCAAAACCATCGACACCCGATAGTTGGTCCTGTATTGAAAGTATATCAGACCTTTAGAGATTAAAAGTTCTGGATAAAAACTTCTCTACTATTTATAATAAAACTATAACCTATGGCAAATATAAATGTATGGAACGGTTCCTCTACCTTTAGTGCCGGACAAACTCCTTTCGGTTTTTATGATGCCGATACCCAGTTTGCATCCGATGCTGATAAGGTAGCTAAATTCTGTGCAACGAGACTAGGATATCCAGTAATGGATGTAGAGTTATCGTCTGGTTCTTTATATGCTTGTTTTGAAGAAGCAACTACTGTTTATGGTAATGAAGTATACAATTTTAAAATTAGAGAAAACTTTATTAATGTAGAAGGATCTTCTAATGCTAACTCATTAAATAATTCAGTAGTAGCAGGAAGCTTACAAAGAGTAATAGAACTAAGTCAAGACTACGGTACAGAAGCAGAGGTAGGAGGAAAAGTAACTAAAAGAAGTGCACTACTAGATGTAACAGCTAGTGTACAAGATTATGATCTTAATCAATGGGCAACTGATCAAGGAATTACTGGTGGAATAGAAATAAGAAGAGTCTTTTATGAAGCACCACCTGCTATTTTAAGATACTTTGATCCTTATGCTGGAACAGGAACAGGTATTCAATCTTTAATGGATGCTTTTGATTTCGGTTCTTATAGTCCTGGTATTAACTTCTTAATGATGCCTGCTTCATTTGATTTACTAAAAGTACAAGCCATAGAATTTAACGATCAAATAAGAAGATCAGCTTATAGTTTTGAGTTAGTTAATAACCAACTAAAGATATTCCCAGTACCAAAAGAAAGAACTACTGTTAAATTTGAATATTATAATATAGACGATAAGCTTAGTGTAACTGATGCATCAGGAAGTAATATTATTACTAACGTAAGTAACGTTCCTTATAATAACCCTGTATACACTGAATTAAATTCGGTAGCAAGACAGTGGATTTTTTCTTATACTTTAGCATTAGCAAGAGAATTACTAGGATATGTTAGAGGAAAATATTCAACAGTACCAGTTCCTGGATCAGAAGCGACTTTAAATGCTGCTGATTTATTAGCTGATGCTCGAACAGAAAAAGCAACATTGATAGAAGCATTAAGAGGTCAACTCGTAGAAACAACTCGTAGAGCTCAATTAGAAAAGCAAGCAGCAGAAGGAGAGTCTATGAATAAAATTCTAAGTGATGTACCTTATAAGATCTATATTGGATAATGAAGTTAACAGAACTGATAAGTGAACTTGAATTTCATACTTATCAAGGTATGATAAGGTGTACTTACGATGAAAAGGTTAGTTTAAATAAAATAGCCGATGCATTGAGAGCACTACCGGGTGTAACTGTAACTACTCAATCAGGATCTAACAAGCAAAATCATACTGCGGTATTTAAAATAAAGATAATAAGTTTGAAACCTCCTATGGAAGCATTCGAACAAGTTAAAAAAACAGCTTTAACTAAAATACCAGCAATAAAAAGGTTTGAAATAGGAGTTAAAACTATAGAAAAGAAGTAAGATATGTTATTTGGAAGCGCAAGAGACATAAATTTATTTAAAAGTTTATCAAGAGAGCTTATTTCTGATATAGTTGAGCAAGAAATACTCTATTATAAGTTTTCTTTAGCAGATTCTTCTATAAACTTATACGGAGAGTCGTTAGATAAAGGATTTTATACTCCATGTAAGTTAAATTGTTTAATTACTAGAGGAGATCAAGTATATAATGTAGATGAATTCGGTCCTGACCTAGGAAGAGAAGCATCTTTTGCATTTTTAAGAGAAGATTTAACAGATAAGCTTCTAGTTCCTGAAGTTGGTGATATAATTAACTGGCAGGAAGATTATTATGAAATAGATACATTAAGAGAGAACCAATTAGTACTAGGTAGAGATAATTCTTACAATTTAACTAATTATGGTAGCGGATTTGGCGCATCTTATTCAATTATTGCTGATTGTCATATAACAAGAGCAGATAAAGTGGGCATAAATCAAATAAGATAATAAAAAATGAGCGAAAGAAAACCAATACCGGCATCACAAAGAGAACTTTCAGAAGAATCTACTGGATACGATAAGAAAGTTAGTGATAAGTCTATAGCTTCTAATAAAAGAAGAGAAAATCAGAGGTCAGTTCAAGGAGATGACTTCAAAAAGTTTTCTGTTGGCTTAAAAGATATTGATGAAGCTGTGTATTATTACTTTAATGAAGTAATTCGACCAAGAGTTACTCAAAATGGTAAAACTATGCAGGTTCCCGTTATATATGGCTCACCAGAAAGGTGGAAAGCTGTACAAGCAGACGGATATTATAGAGATAAAAACGGTAAAATACAAGTACCGTTAATTATGTTTAAGAGAACTAGTGTAGAAAAGAATAGAAACCTAAGTAATAAGTTAGATGCTAATATGCCTAACAACTTTGGTATATTTAAAAAGAAATATTCAAAGAAGAATATTTATGATAGATTTACAGTTCTTAATAACAGATTCGAAGTAGATGAATACTACGGAGTAGTTATGCCTGACTTTGTAAACTTAACATATGAATGTGTAATTTTCACAGATTATGTTGAACAAAACAATAAAATTGTTGAACAGATGAATTATGCTTCAGATTCTTACTGGGGAGACCCAAATAGATTCCAATTTAGAGCTATGATAGACTCTTATGGAGTAGCAACTGAATTACAACAAGGGCAAGATAGAATGACTAAAACAAGTTTTTCTATTAGTATGTTAGGACATATTATACCTGATGCTGTAAATGCACAGATTAATGGTTTAGATAAATTTTATTCTAAAGCATCAATTATATTTGGAACTGAAACAGATAAAAAATTTGATTAACTATGGCAAGATATACAGCAGGTAGAATATCAGCAGGAGCAACTCGTTTTACAGACGGAGTGCAAACTAATAGAATTAACGCAATAACAATAGATGAAAATATGACACCAGATCAAAAAGCGTATCTATCATCACAAAAAGCTTTCACAAGCGCAACTAAAACTATACAAGTAGATGCATCAGCAAATACTTTATTGTGGGCAGCAACTACAATTGCTACACCACCTACAGGTTTTCCTGCACTTGGAAAGACAGATTTCCAGATATTTATTAATGGATCGTTAGTTGAAGTAGATGCTATCGATTCAATAGTACAAAATGGGTCAAGTGTCCTCGTGACATTTAATAATACCTTAGGTTTTAGTTTAGGAAATACAGATGAGTATACGATAATAGGAAAATTTACTAGCTAATGCCACTAATTAAATGGAAACAGATAGCATCGTCACTAGGTGACCCGGTATATTTAACCGGTAGTCTCCAGGTATCCCAGTCTTTATCAGTTACGGGTGTTATAAACTTAAATGGAGAATCATTAACCGATAAATTTACCGCACTAAATAATACTATCGCAGGAATTAGTGCAGGTAGCGGA